GTCCCCATCGTCACGCTGTTCGCACGCGGGCGCACGATGGCGTTTTCTAAGGCGGCGGCCTGAATCATCGCGCTGGCCGCGCTGAAGATCAGGTAGCCACCGGCCTCGTCGTCACCTGCCAGCATCCCGTCACCAGCCGCTTTCGTGATCAGCTTCTCGCTGCGTTCCCGGCACTTCATCAGCTGCTCAGGCTCACGCCCGCCACGGGTAGCCTTCTGCACATCAACCGCAAAGCGACCGAACGCGAAGTTCACCGCGCTCTTGCCTTCACGATCCGCGAGCAGCTGAGCTTTGTTCTTGGTGTTGCCCGGCAGGTAGCCGCCGGTCGGGTCGTCGTCGGAACGATCCTTGACGGAGATGTGAATCATCTTCGTGGTGTCGCTGGCCATCTCCTTGAGCTTGGTTTCGACCGCCGTCACTGCCGCGTCCGTCGCCTTGTCAATCATGGATTTCTGGACGGCCAGGAAAGACTTTTCGTCTTCCTTATAGGCCTCTCCGATCTTCCCATCAATCAACTCGGTATAGGTCTCTTCGTCCACTTCCAGAACTGAATCGGCGGCATGACCTTTCCAGTCTTTAAGCAATTTCACTTTCTTTTTCATCTTCTCTTTCCTTCTGCTTGTGAGCCGCACTTTCCGCGACTCGGTTTCTTGTTGCGTTTTGACCCGGCCTCTCGCCCCCTGCCGTTACGCGTCGGGGATTGATAAATCCATCGGTCGTTTATTTACATTATTTTTCCGGTTCTCCTACTTAAAGCACGCTCGACTGCCTCACCCACCTGGGAGGCGATCATGTCTCCCGTCGGCGGCGCGAACAGTATCTTGACGCTGGGCGCGGGACGGATGAGTTTGATGGAAGGAACTGCTTTTTCCTTTTCCTTCTTGGCTTGCATCGTCCCTTTGCATCCATCTTCTTCGCAAGGTTCGCCGGGATTGGTATCTGCCTCGGCTCCGCATTCGTCACAAACGCAAGGCGTGTAATATGCCTTAGCTTCCTTGACCGCCTTGGTCTCGGCCTCAGTCAAACCCTTCCCGCCCGCGTCGGCCTGGAGCGCCCCGCATATCTTCTTGGCACTCTCGGTGTCGCGTCCCTTGTCCTCCATGATCAGCACGCACGCGCTGAACGACCCGCCAGGCATGTGGGGGTTGGGCTTCTCGACGGCCCCATAATGATAACTCTTCAGTTCGTCAGGCGTTGGCAACCGACCCTTGTTGTCCAGCGCGAAGTGGAGTTCCTGCTCAGTAAAGACGACCTCATGCGTTTTCTCTTCAGTCCCATGAATCTCAATCGCCTTCTCCTTACCCTTGGCCTTCATCGTGCCGGTCTTGCACTCGGGACACCTGCTGCCCACCACCGCGTCCGCCACATACCCACACTCGTCACATACGCACGGCACCGGGTCGGCCTCTTGTTTGTTGACCAAAATCCCATCTTTCATCTCCCACCCCAGCTGCTTGATGATCCTGCCGTCCAGGTTCATGCCTTTGCACACGCTGATCAGTTCGGCGTCTGCATTGCACGGAACGCTCACGTCGGAATGTTCCAGCAGGACGCCACCGGTGATGATCCGGCTGATGGACTTCTCGGCCCGAGATTTGTCAAACTCTTTCCAGTTGCTCTGGAGCTGGTTTGCCACATGATCCCAGTCACGCGACCCAGGCTTGGTATAGCTGGTGGGGACAAACCCGATGGACGAGCTTTTCAGGTGCCCTTGGCTGACCAAGGCCCAGACCACGTTGGCGAGCGTGCCCGCGCCCGTGTCGGCGTATTCTGTGAGAGCTTTGATCCCATAGTCGTCCGCGCTGATGTCCACGTCCGACCCGACCGGGAGCAGGCTGTAATTGTGGTTAACGAGCACATGGCCGTATTTTTTGAACTCGGTTAAACTGATGGTCTCCGGGATGACAATCTCGTCGTCCCTGTCCTGCGTGCGGTAGCTGACGTACTTGAGTGCGCGGCGGGACTTGGGGTCCAGCCCGTTGACCGCCGCCTTCTCGCTGTGGGAGTGGCGATGGAGTTCGAGGGCGTCGGTTTTGTTACTCGTTTCTTTGGCGACATGATGGATTGCATCCTTCAGGGCGGCGGGGAGATAGGGCATCATCTCGCTAATCTTCAAAAGTGTTTTCATTCGTTATCGGTCTCCTGTTGTGTTTGTTCTTTCAGATTCGGGGATGACGATGGAGGGGGAGCGGGATTTGAGGGATTTGGTTTTATTAAATAAAGTTTCCAATCGTCGCGCCAATTTTCCAGCTTGCATCATATCTATCTCAGGACGATCGCTATGTGCTCCCAAGTCACGGAGTATTTCAGCATGGTCATTTAGTTCTGCCTGTACAACAGAAATAAGTTTTCCTGGGACAGTCCACGCACCTCCGTCTTTAGGCAGAGAATCAACAAGACCATCAGCCTCTTCCTTCGTAATACCGTAGTCAGCAAGAAGATCATTCTCTTCCGCTAAAATGCCCAGTTTGTGTTCTATCTCTTCCTTCAAAAGTTTGGAAAGAAGAACGGTTTGACTCCCACCCGGACCACTACCGCCAACCTCCCCCGGCCTACCTTCATGCCCAAAGTTACCAGACCCCGGCCCGCCCTTCTGGGAAAGCATCTTCTCCTCGTCCAGCTCGGCCACCAGCACACAGCGACAATTATGAACAACTACTCCCTTTGCGACATAGCTTTCATCTTCTTCCACAGACAGGTTGTAAACAGCCCTTGATTCCACCTGTCCACGATCAATTCCAAGCACGGGAGTATTGACAAAACCGCAATCCCTTGCCACCACTGCCTGATCTCCAACCACAATATCTTTTGCGACCTTCCATACCCCACCCACAAGAACGGGATGGTCTTCTGTGAGTGTGACCCAAAGAAGTCCGCCAAAAAAAAGTCTGACCGTCTTTCCTGTGTAAGAATGTAGAAAAGTCCTGATAACTTTTCGGAAATGTCCGCGATGCGTAAGAACCAGATCACCCACTTTTATGTGTTTAATCTTTTTCAAACCAGCAAATGTAATTATGGGCGTGTCTCCATATACGATGCAATTCGGATGGAGCGGCGGCCCACCCACCGCGCTGTAATCCTGCCGCATCACAATCTCCTGCCCACGCCAAGGCACGTCTTGCTCGTCGCCCTTCTCCAGAAAGTTCTCGTCCAAGTCCACCACCGTACCGTCCATCTGCTGGCAGAAGGGGCAGTTGTGTGCCACCAGCCCACAAGCAAGGGTAAAGCAGTGTTCCCCCTCAACTTTGATGTCAAAAACTTTCCCAAAAAAAGAGTTGGCTTTCCATCGCGGATGTGCTATAATGTGCCTATGAAAACAAAAACAGCTCAATGTCAGGTATGTGGTAAAATTCGTCCAATATCTCAATACATGCTGGAAAAGAACGGCGGGAAGTTTTGCAGTCAAAAATGCAGTGGCCTTTCCCGCCGAACGTATAAACCCTGCCAACAATGCGGAAAGCCGGTCAGAATTTATTCCCATGAACTTGAAGAACGAAATAACGTATTTTGCAGTTACAACTGCCATAATATCTTTATGATGCTCGATCCCAACGACCCCCCGAACAGATACAGACGGTGTCCCGTATGCAACAAACTTTTTAAGAAACGAGGCCACCCGCAATTTTGCTCCCACGAATGCGCTGACAAAGACCATTCTGAAAAAATGAAGGGGGATCGCAATACAAACCGAAAACAAAAACTTATGTATAAATGCGCCCAGTGCGGAAAGGAAGTTCTTCGCCACCAATGCCACTCGATAGAACGACAAGGGAAGGAACATGCTTATTGCTCGTTCAGGTGCTATCTCACGCACCGGCAAAGCAAGCGGGGAAAAACCAACATTGAACGCGCTATGGCTGCCTTGTTGCAGTCCAACAACATCTTGTTTGAAGAGCAAGTCCCGATGTATGAAAAATGGGTTGTTGATTTCCTTATCCGTGAATGGAAACTCGTCATCCAATGCGACGGCGTATACTGGCACAGCAGACCCGAAGCAATATGGAGGGACAAAGGGCAAAACAAATATCTTGCAAAATGCGGTTGGAATGTTCTTCGTCTTACCGATGATGAAATCAACAGCAATCTTCCAGATTGCCTCCGTCGCATACTCGCCTATCGGACGCCAGACGCCCCCTTCGGTCAAAAACCTGTGATCAGGAGTGACACAGAACCCGTTGCCCTGAACAAGCCGACCCGAATAATCACGTGTTGAAATTGACGCGACACGGCATGGGCGACCGGACAACCCAACCACCATATCACCCTCCCGCAATTCTTCCATGCGCCGTTTAACAGTCTTCCCCGCAACTACACACAGGACTTCCGACTCACCCGTAAAGCACGCGTCCCCAGCCGCCACCCACGCCTTGCGACTGACCACCCCGGTAGACTTCCACGCCTCGATGTGCCCGGTGGTGAATGCCCTGGCCGTCTCCGTCCTCGCGATCATCTCACTGCGCCAGCCCTCAACCCACTCATCAGACAGGCCGGAGATGCGGTCTGCCAGTTGGGGAATCGTCTCGCCGTTCTCCATCCCCTCCATCAGTTCGGCCCGCAGGTCGTCGGCGGTGGTCTGGTTGATCCCGTGGGCGAACTTGAACATTTCCTTTTCCAAGGCGTCCAGCACGTCGGGGTCTTCTATCCACTCGGGAATGACGATGGAGGTGGTGGCTTTGAGGGATTTTTGGTTCTTGTCTCGTTTAATAGTTTGCAAAAAAGAAACTATATTTTCCGGCAAATCATTGTCATAATCATGTGCTGTATAATAAGAAAATGCTTCTGCAAAACCCTCTTCCTCTGATTGTACAGCCACACCTGATATCTTTCCCGGATCATCGAGCATCCTATACTGCCCTTCCCATTCCGCACGATTTATTGACCCCATAGAATCATAAACCGCGTGGCCAACTTCATGTCTCAAACTTCCTTCCAACGAACTGTCAATCACCTCGCCCCCCATAGTGGCAGAAACTTCCTGCTTTCTTGCTCCCGCAGAAGCCGCAAGAACAATCCGGTTACCCCCCTTGTCAAAATAACCAAAAGCATCGCCACCAACAAACTCCGATAAAATGTCAGAATCCCGGAACTCGACCACAGGTTTCTTAAATGAAAACTTGCTCGACAAACGATCCATTTCACTACTGACTTTCTCGCCACCCCCACCCGGCCC